CACCTTCGGGGTGCAGTCACTGGTGCAGACAACTTCACAGGGTGACCGTAATCCGGCTTCTGTCCGGCTGCTGATTCAGTTACAGCGTAACGGTAACTGGGTGACGGAAAAGGATGTCACCATTAACGGCAAGACCACCTCGCAGTTTCTGGCGTCGGTGATTCTGGATAATCTGCCTCCCCGTCCCTTTAACATCCGGATGGTCCGGGAGACGGCGGACAGCACCACGGACCAGCTGCAGAACAGAACGCTGTGGTCGTCATACACCGAAATCATCGATGTGAAACAGTGCTACCCGAACACGGCCATTGTGGGGCTGCAGGTGGATGCGGAGCAGTTCGGCGGCCAGCAGATGACGGTTAACTACCATATCCGCGGTCGCATCATCCAGGTGCCGTCAAACTACGACCCGGAAAAACGCACTTACAGCGGTATCTGGGACGGCAGTCTGAAACCGGCATACAGCAACAACCCGGCCTGGTGTCTGTGGGACATGCTGACCCACCCGCGCTACGGGATGGGAAAACGTCTGGGGGCCGCGGACGTGGACAAATGGGCGCTGTATGCCATCGGGCAGTACTGTGACCAGCGTGTCCCGGACGGCTTCGGGGGCACAGAGCCGCGGATGACCTTTAATGCATACCTGTCACAACAGCGTAAGGCGTGGGACGTTCTCAGTGATTTCTGCTCGGCGATGCGCTGTATGCCGGTATGGAACGGCCAGACGCTGACGTTCGTTCAGGACCGCCCGTCGGATGTGGTGTGGCCGTACACCAGCAGCGATGTGGTGGTGGATGATAACGGCGTGGGGTTCCGCTACAGCTTCAGTGCCCTGAAGGACCGGCACACGGCGGTGGAGGTGAATTACACCGACCCGCAGAACGGCTGGCAGACCTCCACGGAACTGGTGGAAGACCCGGAAGCCATACTGCGCTACGGACGCAACCTGCTGAAGATGGACGCGTTCGGCTGTACCAGTCGCGGTCAGGCTCATCGCGCCGGACTGTGGGTGATAAAGACCGGACTGCTGGAAACGCAGACGGTGGATTTCACGCTCGGGTCACAGGGGCTGCGTCACACACCCGGTGACATCATTGAAATCTGTGATAACGACTATGCCGGGACCCTGACCGGCGGACGTGTCCTGTCCATCGATGCCGCCAGCCGCACCCTGACACTGGACCGTGAGGTGACGCTTCCGCAGACCGGTACCGCCACGGTGAACCTGATTAACGGCAGCGGTAAGCCGGTGAGTGTGGACATCACGGCACAACCGGCCCCTGCCCGGATACAGGTCAGTGCCCTGCCTGATGGCGTGGCGACATACGGTGTGTGGGGACTGAAAATTCCCGGTCTTCGACGTCGCCTGTTCCGCTGTGTCGCCATCCGGGAAAACACGGACGGCACCTTTGCCATCACGGCAGTGCAGCACGTACCGGAAAAAGAAGCCATCGTGGATAACGGGGCCAGCTTTGAGCCGCTGTCCGGCTCCCTGAACAGCGTTATTCCACCGGCAGTGCAGCACCTCACGGTAGAGGTGAGTGCAGCTGACGGTCAGTATCTGGCACAGGCGAAGTGGGACACACCGCGGGTGGTGAAAGGTGTGAGCTTCAGTCTGCGCCTGACCAGTGGAAGGGGGGATGACAGTCGCCTGGTGACCACCGCCATCACCGCAGACACGGCGCACCGTTTCAGTGGTCTGCCGCCCGGGGAATACACCCTGACGGTCAGGGCGATTAACAGCTATGGCCAGCAGGGCGAACCTGCCACCACCACGTTCCGGATTGACGCCCCGGCAGCGCCTGCCACCATTGAACTGATACCGGGGTATTTTCAGATAACGGCGGTCCCGAAACTGGCTGTATATGACCCGACGGTACAGTTTGAATTCTGGTTTTCGGAACAGCAGATTGCCGATATCAGGCAGGTTGAAACCACAGCCCGCTATCTTGGCACGGCGCTGTACTGGATAGCTGCCAGTATCAATATCAAACCGGGCCATGATTATTACTTTTATATCCGCAGTGTGAACACCGTTGGCAAATCGGCATTTGTGGAGGCCGTCGGTCGGGCGAGCGATGATGCGGAAGGTTACCTGGATTTTTTCAAAGGCCAGATAACCGAATCCCATCTCGGCAAGGAGCTGCTGGAAAAAGTCGACCTGACGGAAGATAACGCCAGCAGACTGGAGGAGTTTTCGAAAGAGTGGAAAGACGCCAGTGATAAATGGAATGCCATGTGGGGCGTCAGAATTGAGCAGACCAAAGACGGCAGGCATTATGTCGCGGGTATTGGCCTCAGCATGGAGGACACGGAGGACGGTAAACTGAGCCAGTTCCTGGTTGCCGCTAACCGTATCGCGTTTATTGACCCGGCAAACGGGAATGAAACGCCGATGTTTGTGGCGCAGGGCAACCAGATATTCATGAACGACGTGTTCCTGAAACGCCTGACGGCCCCCACCATTACCAGCGGTGGCAGTCCTCCGGTATTTTCCCTGACATCAGACGGAAAGCTGACGGCGAAAAATGCGGATATCAGTGGCAGTGTGAATGCGAACGCCGGGACGCTCAACAACGTCACGATAAATGAGAACTGTCAGATTAAGGGGAAACTGTCAGCCAACCAGATTGAAGGCGATATTGTCAAAACAGTGGGTAAGGCTTTCCCGCGGGACTCCCGGGCACCGGAGCGGTGGCCATCAGGGACCATTACCGTCAGGATTTATGACGATCAGCCTTTTGACAGGCAAATTGTTATTCCGGCGGTGGCATTCAGCGGCGCTAAACATGAGCGGGAGAATAACGATATTTATTCGTCATGCCGCCTGATAGTACGGAAAAACGGTGCTGAAATTTATAACCGTACCGCGCTGGATAATACGCTGATTTACAGTGGTGTTATTGATATGCCAGCTGGTCGCGGCCACGTGACGCTGGAGTTTTCGGTGTCAGCATGGCTGGTAAATAACTGGTATCCCACAGCAAGTATCAGCGATTTGCTGGTTGTGGTGATGAAGAAATCCACAGCAGGTATCAGTATCAGCTGAATTTTATAACCCATAACGGGCGTCAGAAATGACGCCTTTTTTATTGCAGAAAAGCGAGAGGTAATTATGCGTAAACTTTATGCCGCCATTTTGTCCGCAGCCATTTGTCTGGCCGTATCCGGTGCGCCTGCATGGGCGTCTGAACATCAGTCCACGCTGAGCGCGGGGTATCTTCATGCCCGTACGAACGCTCCCGGCAGCGATAATCTGAACGGGATTAATGTGAAATACCGTTATGAGTTTACGTACACACTGGGGATGGTGACGTCTTTCAGCTATGCAGGAGACAAGAATCGCCAGCTGACCCATTACAGCGATACCCGCTGGCATGAAGATTCCGTTCGTAACCGCTGGTTCAGCGTAATGGCGGGGCCGTCTGTGCGCGTGAATGAAGGGCTCAGCGCGTATGCGATGGCGGGTGTGGCTTACAGCCGTGTGTCGACTTTCTCCGGGGATTATCTCCGCGTAACTGACAACAAGGGGAAAACGCACGATGTGCTGACCGGAAGTGATGACGGTCGCCACAGCAACACGTCACTGGCGTGGGGGGCTGGCGTGCAGTTTAACCCGACCGAATCCGTGGCCATTGATATTGCTTATGAAGGCTCCGGCAGTGGCGACTGGCGCACTGACGGTTTCATTGTGGGTGTCGGTTATAAATTCTGATTAGCCAGGTAACACAGAGTTATGACAGCCCGCCGGTTCTGGTGGGCTTTTTTGTGGGGGGAATATGTCAGTACAGATTTCAGGCGTGCTGAAGGATGGTACAGGAAAACCGGTACCGGACTGCACCATAGAGCTGAAGGCCACACGAACGAGTGAGACGGTGATAGTCACCACGGTGGCGGAGTGTCAGCCAGGGGAAACAGGCAGTTACACCATGCAGGTTGAGCCGGGGCGTTATCGTGTGACCCTGTGCGTGGAAGGTCGTCAGCCGTCATGCGCTGGCGAGATTGACGTCATGGCAGACGACGAACCGGGCACACTGAATGCGTTTCTGCTGCGTGAGCAGGACAGCACTTATTACCCTGAGTCGCTGAAAAAACTGGAAGACGCGGCGGATGCGGCTGTCAGCAGGGCAGAGGAAGCGGCGAGGAAAGCGGAAACGGCGGTGGGACCACAGGGACCGAAAGGCGACACCGGAGCAACGGGTCCGCAGGGACAGAAGGGAGACAAGGGCGATACGGGTCCGGCAGGCCCACAGGGGCCAAAGGGGGATAAAGGAGACAAGGGCGATAAGGGGGATACCGGCCCGAAAGGTGAGCAGGGCGACCCGGGAGGTCCACAGGGACCGAAGGGCGACAAGGGGGATACGGGAGCTGCAGGCCCGGCAGGACCGCAGGGACCGAAAGGAGATACGGGAGCCGCAGGCCCGGCTGGGCCACAGGGACCAAAAGGGGATACAGGAGCCACAGGTCCGGCAGGACCGCAGGGACCGAAAGGGGATACAGGAGCCACAGGCCCGGCGGGGCCACAGGGACCAAAAGGGGATACAGGAGCCACAGGTCCGGCAGGGGCACCCGGGCCGAAAGGTGACAAAGGTGATCCGGGAGAGGCAGGTCCAGCAGGTCCGGAAGGGCCGCAGGGTCCGAAGGGAGATAAAGGCGATCCTGGAGCCCCCGGGCAAGGAACAGAACTGCTTACTACTGCCAATACATGGACTCAGGCACAAACTTTTGATGGTGGTATTAATGGAAATTTGACGGTAAACGGAAACGGATCATTTAACGATGTTCAGATCCGCTCGGATAAACGCAACAAGCGAAATCTGGTAAACTGGATAATGCGTTAGATCGTCTGGAGGCACTTACTGGTTATCTTTACG